CTCCTCACCCGAGATTCATTTACGAACATGCCTAGTCTTAATTTGAGATACCTTTATTCAATCTCTCGAACTCAAAGACAACTTATCTTTAAGAAAGCCCATTCAAAAACTTCGCCTCACGAAGATGCGCTACGCTTAGGTATTTTAAAACATGCGATTCTCGAACATGGTTCCAATGGTTTGTATTCCCAAGTCTACGAAGGAAAACGACGCTCCGATTCTACCCCCGAACGTTTAACTGATGATTTTATGTCATTTGAACAACCTGAACACCCTGTCCCCCGCGATTCTCACTACCACCGAGAACTAAAAGTGACTGAACACCTTTTCCGCCCTAGGAAAACACTTCACCCTGTCTCGTTCCCCGACCTCCGCTACTACCCTTGGACGAAGAACGTATCCGCAGAAGCTCCTTACACGTACCTCAAACGCTATAGCGATCAACTCGCTCAAATGCAACGTGAACTGGAGATCACCTCCCCCGCCCCAACCTTTTCCAATCTTGAAGACACGATCTTCTTGGAAAACCGTTATTTGATTCACAAAATCAAGGACAAATTGTCCCCAATGTGGATTGATGGCAAACCTGCTCCCCACTACTTCACGACGCTCCACGCTAGAGCACATGTTGTTAATTCCGATGAGCCTGACAAAATCAGAGCTGTATTTGGAGTTCCAAAACTGCTACTTATGGCAGAAAACATGTTTATCTGGCCCTTACAAGCTTCCTACCTTAACTCTGATTCAAAGTACCCTTTACTATGGGGAAACGAAATCATGAAAGGAGGCTGGCATCGGTTGTACCCGAAGTTCTCAGGTCCTACTGTTAACACGGTCCTTTCCCTGGACTGGTCTCAGTTTGACAAACGAGCACTTCACGAAGTCATAGATGACGTTCACATTATGTGGAAGTCATGGTTTGATTTCTCTCAGTACGAGCCCACTGTCTTCTACCCTGAAGCCTCAACATCAGTGGATCGAATTGAAAACCTTTGGACATGGATGACTGATATGGTCAAACATTATCCAATCGCCCTCCCCAATGGTGACCTCTACCAATGGACAAGAAACGGAATAGCTTCTGGCTTTATGCAGACGCAACTTCTCGACTCGTTCGTTAACACCATTATGATTCTAACCTGCTTGGCAAAGCTTGGAATCAATATCGAATCCAAACACTTCTTGATCAAAGTTCAAGGTGATGACTCTATCATTGCCTTTCCCGAACGGATCTTTAGAATGTATGGAACTCGATTCCTAGATATGTTAGCTGAAACCGCAGCCTACTACTTCAACGCAAAACTCTCAACTACGAAGAGCTTTATCTCTAACGATGCACATCAACAGTACGTCTTAGGTTATTTTAATCGACATGGTATCCCTTACCGTTTTGATGATGACCTGATTTCGCACCTTGTGTTTCCTGAGAGAAGCCAACGTCTTGAAGAGACCGCTTCCGCGTGTGTTGGAATAGCTATGGCCTCAATGGGTTGCAGCAAAACAGTCTATACCATATGTTCCGATGTTTATCGATTTATTGTCGATGAACTTGGACGTGAACCATCTGTTAAGACACTTGACTGGATGGCACGAACTGGACTCTTTGAAGATGTCGTCCCACCGACGATGCCTTCCTTTGATCAGGTTCGACTTATGTCGTACTCGATCCCTGAGAGATCAGTGAACGTTAAAGAACGTTTATGGCCAACCAATCCAGAGTCTAAGAACGGATTTCACTTTCTACGGAATGTGTGTTAGTTCTGTGAACTGG